AGGACGAGCCAGAAACATTCACTGGCAGGTTTTAAGTGTGACACTTGACACCACCCAGAGAATCACCTAGAGTACTTATAGAAACAAAGGAGAGCTACAATGACACTTACATTCTGGGATGGGCACAGAGCCGATGAAATTGCGAAGAGGGTTGACCAAGACTGGCTGGATTTCGCCCACGTCTATTATCGCTTTCATAATGACGGAGATGTACCGCACCATATGACCGTCAAGCGACTGGCTCGTGCCGCAAATGTTATAGTCGATACTGGCTGGGAGCAGGCAGGAGACTATTTAGAACGGATCGGCACTGGCCTACTGGACAGCTACTAAAACCAACGGGGCCTGTTGACACCACCCAGAGAATCACCTAGAGTACTTATAGAAACAAGGAGAACTACAATGACAACTAATAAACGACACAGCAACCACATCGTAAGTGCTCAAGTGGCTTTTACGAAAGATGGGTCAGAAACACAGTCCACAGTGGAAATTAGTGGGCTACCCTGTACTTGGCAGTGGGATGAAATGACACGGGATTGTGCTGAGTATAGTGCTATCATTGATTATGTCGTTGACAACCTAGACTTCGACTGGTTTAGTGTAGTAGCATGGAGTAGTACCCACGATGGAAAATGACCCTTGCGACGATTGGACAGAGGGACTACCTTTACCAAAACCACCATATGACGGTGACGATAATAAGGAGACTAAAGAATGACACCACTGCTTTGTTTAGCTACAGCCATCTTCTTTGAGGCTAGGAGTGAACCCATTGACGGACAGTATGCTGTTGGTGAGGTTATCCTGAACCGTGTAGAGGATACTAGATACCCTGACACAGTGTGTAAGGTAGTATTTGAGAAACAACAGTTCTCTTTCACACATGATGGTGCCTCTGATACTATGCACGAGGGTGAAGCTAAGGATTTAGCTATTTCAGTGGCCTCTGATTTATTGTGTGGTGAGACAACAGGGCTAACATCTACACACTATCATGCAACTTACGTAAAACCTTTCTGGAGGAAGCACTTTACACTTGACGGACAGATAGGGAATCATATATTCTATACAAACGAAACAAAGTATAGATAGGAGGTTATCATGCCAACAGTAACAGTAGAAGTGAGAGGGATTGAAGTGGAACTTGATGTATACGGAGAGGTGGAGTCGGGTGGTAGTAACTGCTACGGTAGTACTGAACCAGAGTGGACAGAGGTTAATGAGATAGAACTCTGGAACCCCGTACGGATGCGGGAGATATCACCCAAGTTGTACAAGGAGATTATCTCCACATATGAAGACTACATAACAGAAGCAATCCTAGAAGGGGATGTATAATGCGAATTATTATTAGTGAAACCTTAGATGTTGACCCTAAGGACGGTGTACTATCAGTATTCGATGATATGGGTGCTACCCTCAGTATGGGTACTGTATCAGTATCACTTAGCCCAGAGGCTGTGAGGTCACTACAGAAGGCTCTGGACGTAGCACAGCAGGAGTGCCTAGAGTTAGCCCGTAATGAACGCCACAAGGGGTTAAAATGAGCTATCTTGTGGCAATGGTTAACCTTGAAACCGCACACATAGAGCCACTATATACTGGTAAGACCTACAACAAGATTGAAGCACTACAGCGGGTCAACGAGTTGAATAAAAATTGCAGAGAAGAGTTAAAAGCACTTGACTACGATTCGTTTGTAGTGTACAGTGTAGGAACATGGTAAAGCAAAAGGAGAGAAAACAATGCTTACTAAAGAACAAGTGAACTGCCTCGTAAAAGGCAAAGACAGCAAGATTGCTACAGTTACATTCATCAAAGCTGATGGTACTGAGCGTGTAGTTAATGGCCTCTTTAAGCCAACAAGCAAGATGGTAGGCTCAGACCGTGGACTAGCACAAGGTGAAGCTATGAAAGCCCGTGGACAGGTTCCTATCTGGGAGATTGCACAAGGGAAGTGGAAGAGCTTCTATGCGGATCGGGTGGTTAACATCACCTGATACCCCCCACAGTGGAAATTAAGAGTAAGGAGAGAACACTATGCCAGAGGGTTTGTTTGAAGTTGTAATAATGCTGGTGGGGCTTTACTTGTCCCACGGCGTACACAAACTAAAGAAGCGGGTGATAGCCCTAGAGATGATTGCAATGATAACCATACTAGAAAAGGAGCAAGACAATGACTGAAAGATTTCTTTAGCCCTGTTTAGGGCAATGCGAAAGAATAACCCGCCAGCCCTCAAAACAAAGGAGACAGACAATGACTGATACTGAAATGCTTAAGATGTGTAAGGCCCTAGCTGGTCGCTACAATGACACTAACATCTATGACGACCTAGTAAGTGAGGGCATTCTAGCCTGCTATGAAGCCAAGGAAAAGTATGGCGACAAGCTGACTAAAGAAAGATGCTTAGGTTCAGCTAGGAAGGCTATGCACGAGTATGCAAATGTAGGTACAAAAGCTGTTAAAGTGCCAAGGACTGATAGATCAGGTCTAGTTGCAACAGCTATACACAATGATGAGTACCCGACAGACCTTGATGGCATAGATAAAACTACCCTAAGCCTGCTTGTAGCAGCTATGATCAACGACACCGTACCAGTAGAAGAGTCTGGGCTGTCAGTGCCTAGTCACGCAGAGGAGTTTGAGCGTGTTCAACACAATTTGTACTTGTTGAATAAGATCAAGAAAGCTGCACGAAAAGATGACTGGGACGTAGTGCTTGACATGGTTTTTAATGATAAAGGTCAACAAGTTAAGGCAGATGAGATGGGAGTATCTCACCAGTACATCGACCAACAACATAAGAGGGTAAAGGCTATAGCTGAAAGGGTTTGTAACAAATAGTTACTTGCAAAATCGAGCAAAAGTGCCTTATAAGTAAGTAGGGGAAAGAGGATAAACTTAAGGTTTCCTACTTACAGTATTAAACTCAACCCACTAGTAGTAGAGTTAATATCTAAAGTTAATACTTACAGTATGTAAGTTTGGTCGTTAAAGGAGAGAGTAATGGCAGAAAGAGGTAAGGGTCCATGCCCGTATGAAAGTTGTGGGTCGTCAGATGCCTTTTCGTGGGACGACGATGGCTTTGGTAAGTGTCACTCTTGTGATCGGGGATACCCATCAAAGGCAAAGAAATTTAGTTGGGCTGCGGAGAGATACCCCACCAATGGAAATAAAGGAGATGTTATAGATATGGCTAGTGCGTTAGACTTCGTACCTAAGAATATTAAAGAGACCCACACAGGGGAATATAAGACTACTCGCGGTGTAGCATCCCGTGTGATGGAAGAGTTCGGAGTAATGACTTACGGGGATAAGCAGAAGTATGTTTACCCGTCAGGTGGTGTGAAGGTCCGTACACTCAAAGAGAAAGGCTTCTATGCAGAGGCTGGGTTCAAGGGGGATGAACTGTTTGGTATGAACCTGTTCACCTCTGGGTCAGCTAAGATGGTAACAGTCACTGAGGGGGAGCTAGACGCTATGTCAGTCGCCCAGATGCTGCGGAACAGCTACATCAACCCAGTGGTCTCTCTGCCATCTGCTACCCCCTCTAAGAAGCTCTGGGACAACTGCCATGACTGGTTGAACGGGTTTGATAAGATCATCCTATCAGTGGACAACGATGAAGCTGGTAATGCTGTTGCTGACCGTATCTCTAAGCTGTTCCCTAGTAAGGTGTATCGTGTAGATCACAGCAAGTACAAGGACGCTAACGAGTTCCTTATGGCTGATGCTGACGAAGAGTTTAAGAGTGCTTGGTGGGCAGCAAAGAAATATGTACCAGAGAACATACTGAACACCACAGAACAGTTCCTGTCGCTCTACAGTGACACACCAGAGCACCAGTACGTGCCAACAGGTATTGAAGACCTAGATGCTAAGATACTTGGGTTCATGCAGGGTCACTTTACTGTTATCAAAGCACAGACTGGTATCGGTAAAACTGAGGTGATGCGGTTCATAGAATACAACATGCTAAAAGCTGGCATTCCTATCGCTGCATGGCACCTAGAAGAGACAAAACTACGTAGTGTCTTAGGTCTTGTGTCGTATCACCTGAGTGATAACCTGACTAGGCGTGACCTAATTGAAGAGAAAGATAAGAACGAAGAGGTGCTGCAAGCTATCACTGACTTAACTAAGGATGAAAACTTTTACCAGTTCTACCTTAGTGATGGTGATGGTGGTGATGCCCTTATAGAACAGATCAGGTTCTTTAGTCAGGCTGCTGGTTGTAAGTTTGTGTTCTTTGAGCCTATCCAAGATGTGGTAGTAGGAAGCTCAGAGGAGAGCAAAGAGAGCATGTTAGCTGACTTGTCTATCCGGCTGTCTAAACTGGCTGCTGAGTTGAATGTAGGCATTATCACTATTGCTCACACCAATGAGAGTGGAGACCCTAAGTACTGTAAAATGATCGGCCAACGTGCCTCTGTGATTATTAACCTTGACAGGGACAAAGAATCAGAGGATTATGACGAAAGAAACACAACGTATTTACGTGTTGAAAAGAATCGCCCATGTTCTGAGGAAGGACCAGCGGGTAAGATGAGGTTCAACACTGATACGTTCACACTGAGAGAGGTATACTAATGATTTCTACTCCACTTAAAGCTATAAACCCTTGTATAAAACGTAACCTTACTGAGGAACAAAAAGAAGCCGCTAGGGTAAGGTTAGCCGCAGCTAGAGAGAAGAAAGGGTAGTATAGATGTCTACAGTATTTGACATTGAGACTGATGGTCTGTTGGATGAACTAACCAAGATTCACGTCTTGTCATGGTCCACCGATGGAAAAGAAGTACACCATACACATGACTACGATGAGATGCGTAAGTTCTTCGCGGAAACAGAGACCCTTGTTGGACACAACATTATCAGGTTCGACCTCCCCGCAGTGGAAAATGTGCTAGGCATCAAGGTTAAGTCACGTCTGGTAGACACACTGGCCTTAAGCTGGTATCTGAACCACCAACGTCAACGTCATGGCCTAGCTGGTTATGGGGAAGAGTATAAAATACCTAAGCCTGTCGTAAATGACTGGAACAACCTTAAACCAGAGGACTATGCTCACCGTTGTGATGAGGACGTAAAGATCAACTCACGCCTGTGGAGAGACTTAGACACTAAGCTGAATAAGTTGTACCAAGACCCCTCCGACAAAAATAGACTTATTGACTACCTGTCCTTCAAGATGGACTGTGCTAGGGAACAAGAGACCCTCCGGTGGAAATTAGATGTTGATACTTGTCAAGCTGAGTATGATAAGATTGTTGCTATGAAGAGAGAGAAGGAAGAGCAACTAGCAGATGCTATGCCTAAGAACCCTGTAATGAAGGTAGCTAACAGGCCCACAAGTATGTACAACCAAGATGGTAGCCTAGGTCATTATGGCCGTAACTGGGTAGCTTTGTGTAAGGAGCACCACCGCCCTGAGAGCTACGTAACATTCAAGTACCAGTGCGGCGTAGAGAGAGCTAACCCTAACAGCGTAAGGCAGGTTAAGGACTGGCTAGAGAGCCTTGGGTGGAGACCTCGTACATACAAGTACCTTCGGGATAAGGTGTCTGGAGATGAGCGTAAGATTGCACAAGTCAGGAAGGATGGCGAACTGTGTAGCTCTGTGGTTGATCTGATCGACAAAGACCCCGCCGTGGGAATTTTGGATGGTCTGACAGTGTTAACCCACAGGGCTGGTATCCTAAAGTCTTTCTTGACTAGCCATAAAGATGGGTGGCTAAAAGCTGAGATTGCTGGGTTTACTAATACCCTTAGATTCCGTCACTCTAAGCCTCTTGTTAACCTCCCCAGTGTTGATAAACCCTATGGTGATATAGTTCGGGGTGTTCTTACTTGCCCAGAGGGTTATGTCATGGGTGGTGCTGACATGGTTAGCCTAGAGGATACAACCAAGCGGCACTACATGAAACCACTTGACCCAGATTATGTAGCTGACATGAGCGTAGAAGGGTTTGACCCCCACTTGGACTTAGCTAAACATGCTGGTGTCGTCACACAGGAGGATATCAACGCACACAACTCAGGAAAGGTCTCCCTTAAGGCTCTACGTAAGAACTTCAAGGTGGTCAACTATAGTGCTACATACGGTATTGGAGAGGTAGCTCTGTCTCGTGGTACTGGTATGACCAACAAAGAAGCTAAGGCACTCCTAGATGCCTTCTGGAGCCGTAACTGGGCTATTGAGAGGGTAGCTAAGGGAGTAAGGACTAGGGAGCTATTTGGTAGTAAGTGGCTGCTGAACCCAGTCTCAGGCTTCTTCTACAGCCTACGTGGGGATAAGGATAGGTTCTCCACACTCAACCAAGGTACAGGGGTGTTCTGCTTCGACACTTGGGTAGAGGCTTGCAGAGAAAGGGGTATCCAGACCATTGGGCAGTTCCACGATGAGATTATCGCACTAGTAAAGGTTGGAGAAGAGGGAGAGGCGAAGAAAGCAATGGAAGAGGCTGTTGTAGTTCTTAACGAGAAGGTTGATCTAAACGTACACCTTGGTATGGACCTACAGTTTGGTAAGACTTACGCAGATATTCACTAACTGTAACAATTTGTTACTTGCAAAATGGGCGAAAAGTGCCTTATATATAAGTACAAGCTATGAAAAGGAAAAATAATGGCTAAACATAAAATGGATATGGTTCTGGAATGGGCCAAAGTGTTTGAGGAAAACTTGGATAAAGGTAATCCAGACTCCTCACAGAAGTGGCTACGAGACCTCGCAAAGTCTGGTGGTAAAGCTACAGTTAAAGCGTACTTTACTTCGGAAGACCAGATTGACACCCTTACTGGTGTTGGATTTGAGCGTATGGCTCTTAACCCAAATACTGGCGAAGAAGTTGATCGCATCAAGGTTGGTGAAGAAGCCTTTGGTATCGGTAAGTACATTAACCTGACCCGTAAGTTCTCTGATGTAAAGGAAATCAAGGACCGTAAGACTGGTGAGTTTGTCGATGTAGAGTTTGGTGGCCTACCTAAGGTTATTGACTTTCGTGACCCTGACAACAAACGGTATTGGTCGTATGAAGAGGACGGACCCATTGGTAATGGTACAGAGGCTAAAGTACAGTTTGACCTATACAAGGGGCGTACACTTCGCCTAGAGGCTATTGGTGTGACTAAGCTAGTAGAGTTTGTCCTAGAAGACGCTGATGATGAGTTTACAGTATGAAGATCACAATCATAGCTGAGAGTGAAAACGAAGACGATGGTTTTGTTGGCTCAGTGACTGTGGTACGAGAGGAGGTAGATTTTGCTTGGGATTTATCTAAAGCCTTCACTGATGCAGCAATAGCTATCGGTTTCACTTATGTCGAAGACGTAGGTTTGAAGTGTAAGGGTAGTGAGGTTAAATGGGGGGAAGGTAACTGGTTTGAGTGACTTCGGGAAAGTTCTAGTCGATGGCGACATCATAGCTTACAGGGCTTCCTACTCTACCCAAGACTTCTCAGTGGAGAGCGCATTCCAAAAGGTGGATGAACTACTGGATTACGTTCTCACTGAGACCCAAGGTATACCTGACCTAGACGATTGTGAGGTATACCTAACTGGGTCAGATAACTTTAGGTATGAGATTGCTAAGTCTTATCCCTACAAGGGTAACAGGAAGTCTACAGAGAAGCCTAGGCACCTACCATATGTACGAGACTACCTTGTACGAGAGTATGGTGCTATAGTGAGTAAGGGTGAAGAGGCAGACGACCTCATAGCCATTGCAGCAACTAAGTTTGGGCCTGACACTATTGTCGCCTCTATTGATAAGGATATGCTACAGATACCCTGTCGGCATTTCAACTTCGGTAAGGGGGAGTGGTCTAGGGTCTCAGTGGATGAGGGCAACTTGTTCTTCTACACCCAGATACTAACTGGGGATAGGGCAGATAACATTGTAGGCCTACATAGGATAGGACCAGTGAAAGCTGCGAAAATCTTAGCTGGTTGTGTGACAGAAGAAGAACTCTGGGATGCAGTCTTAAAGGCCTACAAGGGCGACAGGGAGAGGGTAGTAGAGAATGCGAGGTTACTGTGGCTAAGACGCGAAGAGGGCCAACTGTGGCATCCTCCAAAGCCTTAAAGATGGGTTACAGGAGTGGTTTAGAGGTTAAGATATCTGAGCAACTGAGTAGCCTGTCTGTCCCGTTTAAGTATGAGGAGTTCAAGATCAAGTATGAGGTCCACGAGAGTAGAACTTACACCCCTGATTTTGAGCTTCCCAACGGGATTATAATAGAGAGCAAGGGTAGGTTTGTCGCAGCAGATAGAAAGAAGCACTTGCTAGTTAAAAAGCAACACCCAGAGCTTGACATAAGGTTTGTGTTCAGCAACAGTAGGGGTAAGATCAACAAAGGGTCTAAGACTACCTATGCAGTGTGGTGCGAGAAGAACGGCTTTCTTTATGCCGATAAATTAATCCCGAAAGAATGGATAAAAGAATGACAAACGGTAAGACAGTGGTAGTGTTTTCATGCGCCCACAGTGACCCAAAGGTTAGTAACAAGAGGTTCGACTGGTTAGGCTCTTTCTTGTATGACCTGAAGCCAGATATGGTCGTTGACCTTGGTGATGGTGCTGACATGAGGTCTCTTAATAGCTTTGATACACGACGACCAGAGGCTATTGTTAGCCAGAGTTATGAAGCTGATATCGACCACTACAACGACTCTATGGAACGTATGAGATGGAAGTTCAGACACCACAAACGTAAACGTCCCTTCTATGTAGGATTTGAGGGTAACCATGAAAATAGAATTAAGAAGGCACTGGCGACAGACCCCCGACTTGAGGGACAGAGGTACGGGATATCCTTCGGGCATCTTCAAACAAAACACTGGTTCGATGAATACCACGAGTATGAGCACTCAGCCCCCGCCCTCGTTAATTACGATGGTATCCAGTACGGCCATTTTGTTGCAAGTGGTAATTTTGGTAGTGCTATGGCAACTAAACATCATGGTTATTCTCTTACTGAAAAGCTGGCCTCTAGTGCAACTGTCGGTCATACTCATAAATTCAACTATTACTATAAAGGTGATGCTAGGCCTAAAGCACTTCATGGCCTTGTGGTGGGTTGCTTCAAAGGTGGGCCAGAAGGATGGGCGGGTCAAGCGAACAATGAGTGGCGCAAAGGAGTAGCAGTTAAGCGTTATGTTAACAATGGTGACTATGACCTAGAGTGGGTCTCAATGGAGAGGTTAGAGGCTGAGTATGGGGAAACGTAGTAGCTTTGCTAGGGTGGAACGGGACTACTACCCAACACCTATAGAAGCTGTTAAGCCCCTTATAGACCATCTTCCGTATAACTTTGATTATGTGGAGCCTTGTGCAGGGGATGGTCGCCTAGCTGATCACATAGGTGAGTTAACAGATGGTGCTGGTGAGTGTCTGTTTATGAGCGACATAGAACCAAGGGACAGGCGTGTATCACAGGTTGATGCAATGGAGCTTGACTTGGGTGACCCTAGTGTCGTAGACTTTGTTATCACTAACCCACCTTGGGATAGGAAGTTCTTGCACCCCTTTATTGAGAGGTATACCTTCTTAGCACCGACTTGGCTGTTGTTTGATGCAGATTGGATGCACACTAAGCAATCAGCTATGTACATGACCTACTGTCGTAAGGTAATCTCTGTCGGTAGAGTAAAGTGGATAGAGGGAAGTAAGAGTGTGGGTAAAGATAATTGCTGTTGGTATCTTTTTGACTTGCGAAAGGGTGGAGAACCAACTACATTTCACGGGAGGTTGATCGAATGATCACAAGAGAAGACTTAGATGCGTTTGGGTACTATGAGGATAGCTACATGAGAGAGAATTACCATATAACAATGTCTGGTTACCAGAAGGTTGCAGAAGCGACAGCAATCTATGGGTTAGAGCACCAGATCACTTACCCTGCACTAGGGTTGGCTGGAGAGGCTGGAGAGGTAGCCAACAAGGTTAAGAAGCTAGTACGAGATGGAGAGCTAGACCGTGCTGGTGTAGTGTCTGAGTTAGGGGATTGCCTGTGGTATATCTCTGCTTTATGTCGAGACCTTAATGTAGACATGGGTGATGTAGCTAAGGCTAACCTAAAGAAGTTGCAGGACCGCAAAGAACGTGGCACTATCAGTGGAAATGGAGACAACCGATGACAAGACCAGACAACTGGGTGGTTATTAAGTTCAACGGGGAGCAACCACACTACAAAGTTCTAGCAGGATGGAGTGGGGGTTATACTACTGGAGATTCTTGGGTGCTGAACAGTGGTATCACTGGTGTTCATGACGAAGGGGAACGGTATGTTTTTGAAGGTGCCTCTGGTAGTGAGTACTCTTGTGGTAAAGGTTCATACCGCTTGCGAATGAATAACGGGTATATCTGGGATCAACTCCAAGAGAAGCACGGTGATAAGGTAGAACTGATGGACGAAGATACAGACTGGATGAAGATGGATTGGCTAATATGAACCTAATAGATAAATGGAGAACCAAATGAATATATTCCAACGATGGCTAAAGTACCTAACCACACGATCACTTCACCGTGAGACTATTAAACAGTTGAACCGACTGAGTGACAGAGAGCTAAAGGATATTGGACTGAGCCGTGGAGATATTGACCGGATTATTTGGTTAGATGAAGACATGAAACAACGAGGTAAGTCTAAGGAAGTACCAGCCTACCTATCAGGAAAGGGAAAGAAATGAGCATCAAAGTAAAACTTGAATATGAAGAGGTTGAGAAGTTAGTTGTTAAAGAGTTGAAGCACGGTATCAAGTGGCGTGAAGAGGATATGTTCTTACATGAGGTGGAGTATGTTGCTGCTCTGTACACGGTACTTGAGGGATATCTTAACAGCAGTGACTTCAAAGCCTTCATAAAGAAACAGAAGAAGAAACAGAAACGAGGATACTAATGAACAACTACTTGCCAACAGACTACCAAAACTTCATTCACACATCTCGGTATGCTCGGTGGTTGGACAAAGAGCAACGCCGTGAGTCTCTTGTTGAGACAGTTGACCGTTACATTGAGAAGGTGGTAGTACCTGTGTGTAAGGATGAGGTCGAAGTAGACTTTATTCGTGAGGCTATTCTCAACCAAGATATCACCCCCTCTATGAGAGCTTTGATGTCTGCTGGCCCTGCACTAGATCGTGATAATGTAGCTGGGTACAATTGTAGCTACTTGCCTGTGGACGACCTTAAGTCTTTTGACGAGGCTATGTTCATCCTCCTGTGTGGTACTGGTGTAGGCTTCTCTGTAGAGCGTCAGTACATCAATAAGCTACCAGAGGTGCCTGAGGCTCTGTTTAAGAGCGACACAACCATTGTGGTACGTGACAGCAAGGAAGGTTGGGCTAAGGCTCTACGGCAGCTTATAGCCCTCTTGTGGGCTGGGGAAGTACCTAAGTGGGATATATCTAAGGTACGCCCCGCTGGAGCTAAACTCAAGACCTTTGGGGGTCGTGCCTCTGGACCAGCACCTCTTGTGGACTTGTTTAACTTTGTGGTCAACACTGTTACTCGTGCTACAGGTCGTAAACTGTCCTCTATTGAGTGCCATGATGTTATGTGTAAGATTGGTGAGGTAGTAGTAGTAGGAGGTGTTCGTCGTTCAGCTATGATATCTCTGTCTAACTTGTCTGATGATCGTATGCGTCATGCTAAGTCAGGTAACTGGTGGGAGAATGATCCTCAACGGGCCTTAGCTAACAACTCTGTGTGCTACACTGAGAAGCCTGATTCCGTGTCGTTCATGCGGGAGTGGTTGTCTCTGGCAGAGAGTGGTTCTGGGGAGCGTGGGGTATTTAACCGTCAGGCTAGTGTTGCACAAGCAGCTAAGAGTGGCCGTAGGGACACTAACCATGAGTTTGGCACTAACCCTTGCTCAGAGATTATCCTACGTCCGTACCAGTTCTGTAACCTCACTGAGGTCGTTATTAGGGCCACTGATACAGTAGAAGACCTAGAGCGTAAGGTTCGCCTTGCTACCATCTTGGGTACTATCCAAAGTACCTACACAAAGTTCCCTTATCTACGTAAGATTTGGCAACGTAATACAGAAGAAGAGAGGTTGCTTGGGGTCTCACTAACAGGGATCATGGACAACCCACTAATGACACTCAGTAACTTAGGATTGGAGAAGACCCTTGAACATCTTAAAAGCATTGCTATCGCTACTAATAACGAGTGGGCTAGTCGCCTTGGGATTGAGCCTTCTACTGCAATTACCTGTGTTAAACCATCTGGGACTGTTTCCCAGCTTGTGGATAGCTCATCTGGTATACACGCTAGGCATAGCCGTTATTATGTTCGTACTGTCCGTGGCGACAACAAAGACCCGCTGACACAGTTTATGATTGACCAAGGTATTCCTAGTGAACCTGACGTGACTAAGCCTGACAATACAACAGTGTTTAGCTTCCCTGTCAAAGCCCCTGAGGGTGCAGTGGTTACCTCTGACTTGTCTGCCCTTGACCAGCTTACTATGTGGTTGATGTACCAACGTCACTGGTGTGAGCATAAACCTTCTGTTACTATCAATGTAAGAGAGGCTGAGTGGTTAGAGGTGGGAGCATTTGTCTATGAGAACTTCGATGAGATGTCTGGTGTGTCGTTCCTACCATATAACGAGCATACTTACCAACAGGCACCTTACCAAGAGCTGGAGAATGCAAGTGACTACCACATTCTTTTAGATAAGATGCCAAAAGCTATTGACTGGGCTAAACTATCGGAGTATGAGAGTGACGACACAACAAAAGGCAGTCAAACTTTCGCTTGTACTGGTGAGGTGTGTGAGATTGTAGACCTAACCTAAAGGAGATACCCGTGGCTAATACTAGGAAACCAAACCCGATGGCTAAAGACCTAAGGCAACCTAAGTATAAGCCACGGGTTATCCCCAACAAGAAGAAGACTATCCCAAGAAAGGTTAAGAACAATGGTACAACAACAAACCAAGACTAGGCGTAAGACTTCTTACAAAGGTGCAGCTAATAAACCTACTGTGGAGCTACTACCAAAGAACGACAACCAAGGTCTGTACATCAAAGCACTGGCAGAGTACAACCAAGTTATTGTGTTAGGCCCAGCAGGTACTGGTAAGACTTACATTGCCGCCACTAAGGCTGCTAACCTTTACCTGAAGAAGGGTATAGACAAGATCATTGTTACTCGCCCTCATGTGGCTGTAGGACAAGGGTTAGGGTTCCTTAAGGGTGGTCTGGATGAGAAGACTATGCCTTGGGCTTTACCAGTGTTAGACGTACTTGAGAAACACTTAGGTAAGGGTGTGGTGGAAACAGGTATCAAGAATGGTAACATTGAGATGGCACCTATGGCCCTTATGAGGGGTCGCTCTTTTGATAATGCCTTTATCATTGTGGATGAAGCCCAGAACATTACTACCCACGAGATTAAGATGCTACTAACACGGGTGGGTGAGAACAGTACCATTGTCCTTAACGGGGATATCCAACAATCAGACATTAAGGAACAGTCTGGTATTAGTAAGATCGTACACCTAGCAAAGAAATATCAGATTCCAGCACCAGTTATTGAGTTTGGGGTTGACGATATTGTCAGGAGTGATATATGTAAGATGTGGATCACAGCATTCTTAAAGGAAGGATTATAAAATGATACAAGCAACACTGATTGATTCGATGGGTACTGACCTATCTGTTGTGAATGCAGCAAGGGTATCCTTTGGTAAGAAGAGTAGTTGGAATTGGTCCAAGGAATTAGAGAGTGGTACTGGTGACGGCCACACCCTCAAGAAGGAAGATGCCAAGCTCATTAAGTACCTCGCAAAGCATAAACATATTTCACCGTTCGGCCATTGTTTTCTCAGTTTTCATGTGAAGGCACCAATATTCGTAGCTCGACAGCTAGTGAAGCATAAATTCCTACGTTGGAATGAGATCAGTCGTCGGTATGTGGACAGTGAACCTGAGTTTTACACACCTAAGGTATGGAGGAAAAGAGCCAAGGATGTCAAACAAGGGTCAGACTTCTCAGGGGTGGAAGGAGGACTTCAAGCACACAGACAGTACAATGCAAGTGCTGAGTGTTCTATTATCACATACCAACAGATGTTAGACCAAGGAGTAGCACCTGAACAAGCTCGTATGGTACTACCCCAGTCTACTATGACTGAGTGGCACTGGTCTGGTAGCCTTGATGCCTTTGCCGATATGTGTAACCTACGGTGTAAGCCTGACACACAGGCAGAGACTAGGCTGGTAGCTAATCAGATTGCTGTTAAAGCATTTGAATTATTCCCTGTAAGTTGGGAAGCATTAAGAGGAGAAGACAATGACTGATACCAGCACAGAGGCAATCAAAGCCCAGTTGAGCAGCAGGTATCCTGACGGAATAATTGTAGCCGCACGGATCGACAGTGGCGCATGGGTCGGACGGGACGCATGGATCGAATCGACAGATCATTACGAGGTGACAGGATATCGCAAGGACGGCTATGGTTTTACGATGTACGTGACCAAGGGAGTCGTCCGGGTCGTTGCGGGATGTCGAGATTTCACATATGAAGAAGCGATTCAGCACTGGTCGTCGCCTGAATACCGTGACCGCAAGCTTGGGGATGAGACGCTCGTCATACTACAGTCGGGTTATGACATTCTGAAACTGAGAGGTGTCGTGACATGACTGACATAAGCAAAGAGGCCATCCTCGCACTCAAAACAAAGGAGACAACACAATGACTATGGCCAGATACGTGGACAACGATACACGCTACGACTTTGAAGGCGCGATAAAAGATGACAACGAGAGGCTGCGGGAACGGATCAAGGAACTTGAGGCGCAAGGACGTAGTGACAGGCACGTCGCAATGGACGCTTCTGTGAAGGAGCTTGAGGCGCAAGGACGTGTAGCTGCGCTTGAGGAGCAACTTGTTACAGCCCGTAACGATGCGCTGGATGAAGCGGCGAGGGTAGTGCGTAGTATTCTGAGGGACGACACAAGTAGCCTCAAATACCCTTTGGACGTACTCCAAGACCGCTTAGAATATTTGGAGCAGTTACCCGCAGAAATCCTCGCGCTCAAGGAGCCAGCCAATGACTGACACCAGCAAACGAGCGATTGCGCGACTACTGACTGCGCTTGACGCCGCCACGTTAGCAAAGACCAACGCTGTTTCCCTGCTGCGCACACTGTATGAGGACCGTGATGCACTGAAAGCAAGGGTGAAGGAGCTTGAGGCACAAGGACGTAGTGAGGATGCGGCAAAGTACAATGCCCCGCGCCACTTTGGTAAAAGCATGGAGGCTGCTGTTGATAGCGACGGATTGGAAATCTTGCCTGTTGGCAAACCAACACTACGCCGGGCCAAAGCGCGTCGAAACAAGGTATAGAGGGAGACAACACAATGACTAAACTAATGCCTATCCTGTTGCTCCTAGTCTTATTACTACTAGCCATGTGTGTTAGGTTAGCACCCTGTGAGTCTGGGTTCACTCAGGTTAGAGACTACTGTGTTGCTAACGATTACTACAAGGTGGATGGCGTACGTACCCCTCTTACTTGGAAGGAGACTGAAGAGCTTCTTAAGGAGACAGGTATGGAGCTTCCTACTAAAGAGTTAGTTGATGACATATGGTTTGCTGCCACACTACAACACGAACCACAGCCTATGAAGTACCCCGGTAACTATGTGATACACGACAAGATTATAGACCATGAGGGGAGGTTAAACTCCAGCTACACCTCAAGAGACTTACAGGCAGGACACAAGAAGGATGTTATTGGTGCTAAGGGTAATGGGGTTTGTATCTACGGTTGGCACCGTAACAATGGTAAACCTATACAACCCCTCAACTGTAAGTCTCACGACCTGAACTACAAAGACTACTCACACGGTATACGTCTTGTATATCCTATTAGAGGGTTAGGAAATGTTTGAACATACAGAGGGGGTAACTCCTTGGGTCTGCACCTACTGGAAAGAAGGGGTGCCTTATGGCATAACCCTCTGGGCTAGTAGCTCTGAACAGGTACTAGAAGATTGGTGTGATGCCCTTGGGGGTTTAACCATAGAGGGTGTACTACTAGAAGAACAAGATTGGGGGGTATAGATGTTAGTATACGCCGCCTACAACAAAGCAAAGGAGAGACACAATGACTGACCCAGTAAATAAGCCACCACACTACGGGGATGGAGATATAGAGTGTATTGACTATATGAAAGACAATATGTCAGACACCATGTTCATGGGATACCTTGAGGGCAACACAAAGAAGTACCTGCACCGTTGGCGGTACAAGGGTAAGCCAGTAGAAGACCTTAAGAAGGCACGGTGGTACTTAGATTACTTGATTAAGACGGTGGAAGGGGAGTAGAGTATGCGTTATATTATAACACTTATCTTACTAGCCCTCACAACAACTACAGCCAACGCCTCTGTGGTCTATGTTAGTGACACTAAGTCTTTGACTATCTCTGGTCCGACCACCAAGTACCAGTTCAATCAAGTCGTTGAAGTATTCAAAGAGGAGGAAGTAGATATCATATTCATGTGGGGCAACGGTGGCCTCTACTACGTTGGTATATCTATAGGTCACCTGTTGGCTGATAGTGGGGCAACAGTCATTATACCCTCTGGAAAGACTTGTATCAGTGCTTGTGGCTTCGCTGCCCTATCTGCCCCCACAGTAGAAATTAAGGGTGAAATTTTACTGCACCGCCCCTACCTAATGACAGTGGATGCACAAACTAGCATTGAGGAGATATCTGCACACTCTGGTGTGGCTTATATTGATGGTCACCTTCACCTAACTAAGGTGGGGTACAGCGACAAACTAATGCAATACATCTTGGCTGAGTCAACACCCTGCTTATTTCTAGTCGTTAAGAAGCGAGAGGAGCTTCTAGGGGATACCTTCAACCTACCAAAGAGGGATAGGTGTAAAAAGAAACCTTAGGCATAAAAAAACCCCTAGACTCCTTGATTGGAATCTGGGGGTTTAGCTTTTGTGCTTAAGGATTTTATTATTATTATTATTGCTTTCGACGCTTGATCATCTTGAACAGCCATCTACCAATTTCGTTAGGACTAGGGGCCAACCAACCTATGATCAACAGTAGGATCACCCAAGGTTGCACCTCGTTAACTATGACCCTCTCAACATTGTCAGAAGCTACCTTAGCATCCGTCTTGCTTTGGTCGACAGTCTCTACACGGGAGTTTGGTCGCACACTAACAGTAGGAGCGAAGTTCTCTGTAGTACCTATAGTCTGGGAGTTAGTCTTACCTGCTTGTACATTAGCAGCTACATTAGGACCACCACCAGTCAGTAGGCTAAGAGGGTTTACTCCGCACCCCGTCAGACTTACCATACCAGTCAAGGCCAAAAGCAAGACCAGTAAATGAGAATATCGGCCAAACAAGTACTTTAAGTGTTTCAGCATCTTTTACCTCTACTATATAAACAAGCCAAACTAGCAATAAGAAAGCTACCTGCCTTTTCCATGTTCTGTTCTTAACCTCAGGTTCATCCATTTAACTCTTCCTTAAAGGTGTAGAAGGTAGTGTCCCTCTTATTCCCACCACAGATGTGTCTTACTTTGACTTCCACAGTAGAATAACTCTTACCACCAAGCTCTATATCAACAAAGAAGCCCTGCTTACCCCTGTACCTGTCACCTTCTTCTGGTGCTGGGAAAGACATATTAAGCCTAGTGGGGTAACCCAGACCTACACCAAAGGCACCAATATCATCGAACACACACTGGTCAGTCTTTATGAAGCTGAAACCAGCCCTGAGGTTATCCTTTGATAGACTATACTCATCTAGTCTTACATTAGAGTAGGGAGTAGGTGGGAATAAACCGTTGTTAGAAACAAAGGGTACTCCAAATAAGGCTAAAGCTAAGGTAAATCCCAGTAGGAAGTCCACCAGCTTTCTTTTAGTAGTAAAGCTCATCGACCCAAACCCCCACCAGCTATCCAAGCTACAACAGAGGATATAAAACCCCCACCAATTATCCACAGACCTCTACCTATACCAGACTTCATAGCGTCTATGTCTCTCCTATTAACCTTCTGTGATTGCTCTAACACAGCCAGTTTAGTTTCAGCCGACCTGAGCCTCTCAAGTATGTCTTCTTCGGTCAATGCAATACCCTCTAGTTAGAGTTACTACGAACACTGTTACAAACCACCAAAACAATTTACCTACGACCCAATCCATCTCTATGATTAGGAAAGGGAAGGCACCTAGGGTGACGTATAAAGTGTCTTCTATTGTATCTAACCCTCGCCAACCTTGGTGTACAATCTCCCACCAGATCAAGTAGGCTAAGGTAATTACTACAAAGGCTACAGTTTGGTTGGGGTACTCCCCTAAGATAGCTAGGCCTAGGTAGCAGTAGGTCGTTACTAGGAACCCACCCAAGAGTGTGTGACTAAGCTGGTTAGTAACGTACCCATAACCATCACCTTTGAAGTCCTCTGGTTTACTTAGCCCCAACATCATTTGTACAACTTCCTTGGTAGCTGAAAGTGTGGTCCATCCTTAAAGGACTTCCAGTCTCCACCCCACTCCAAGGGAATATCAAGCTCTTCGGCAGCAGCCTTCATGGCGTCAGCGATAGGGTAAAACTCTTCCCACTCCCACGACAACGGGTAGGGTGCTAGGTCTACAGCATGGCCTGTGAGGTGCCTAGAGTTCATCGTCTTGGATGCACCCTTCTTGACTAGCTCACGTTGGCGGTTGATATTACGTACGCCCTCAATCACAGAGAAGTCTTGCTCTGTAATCTGGATAGCTTTCTTTACTACTGCTACAAGATCAGGGTGAACACCTGAAAGGTTCTGTTTACTACGTGTACCTAAACTTGGCATATTAGTCTCCTTATCTTCCTATGATTATAATTGTGTCGTACTCTGAGCTTCTGTATGTACCAGTCTCTGTAGCTGTACCGCTGTTGTATCTACTAATAGAAATTGTATCGTTGTCTACCTTCTTAATCATTGGCTGAAATCTAGCACCACCTGTCCAAGTGACCTGACTTAAGTGGTTGAACGCAGCTACCTTAAAGTCTGAGTGAGACTCTGATAGGTTTATGTTTATTGTTAGGTCGAAGAGTAACACTTGATACATGATGTCTTGGCTTACGTAGTAGTGGTCGTAAATAGTGAATTGGTTCTGCCTACTATCGAAAGTCTTAGTCCCAGAGGAGTCAAACAACTGCATACCAAAGTCGTCAGTAGGAGAGGCTGTAGGCTCTCTAGTGGACACTAAGGAGTAGTCTATGTTGTTATTACCCTCAACCTCACATATACCTATACCACCATCAGGGGTAGTATCAGAGAAGCCATCATGCACCATAGCATAAGAGCACAACAGCCCGTAGGTACTAACATCATAGAAGGGGATGTCACCTACCTGTAGGTTCATCTCTGGGTGTATCAGGGCTTTCTTGGGGCTTGCTACAACCTCTGTGTAAGTACCTGTCTCACAAGCGACCTGAGACCTAGCCACAGGGGAACTATAAACCTCTGTAGTATACCTGCCATCCCTCTCGTAGTGGGTCTGTGTTGTGTACCCATCAGTGGTGGCTGCACTAGAGCCTGAGGTTCTAAGAGAGTCCCAAGTACTTGTGGTCCCAGTCTCATACTCGTAGTAAGTTGGCCTATCCATATCAAGGACAACCTCACCATACTCATTTAGTATTTCTATACCATACGCCATGTTAGTAACTCACTTGTAGTGTACGAAAGATAAGGACCACCCACAACTTGGTGTTCCCCACTCATCCCAACCAACTCTGGAGACACCAGTAGCGTAGGTTACCACCTTGGTAGCAGTGACATAACTAATAGTTGGCATCTCCATACCATGTCCACGCATACCTAAGTTAGCGGTTGTCCATGCTTGACCCTTAGTAGCCTGAGTGTTAGCGGAAGTGTTCCACTTCTCCCAGTGACTATAGATAAGAGGTACACCCCTCTCATCACTCCAGTTGGATAAGGTATCAGTGCCTGTATAACCACCTACATGGGACACACCCTCTACATACTTTACAAAGGAGGAAGTTTGAGTGACCTTACTAGTACCACCACTGTTAAAAACCTCAAACCCATAATCTGCTGTGGTAATCTTGCGCTTAAACTGGAGCACCATGTAGACGCTATATATAATTGATAGTGCGACCCCAGTTCCACCATTGTACAGCTTAAAACGTACACCAAAGTTTGAGCTACTGTAAGTAGAGTAAGGTATGTCTATTATTGTCTCTGTCGAAACCGACTTACCTGAGGCATACCCAAGCACAGGTTGGACAGCAGCGGCCTCATTGACGAGCCACTCCCCAGAGGTTCCACCCATATTAGAACCAAGGTCATTGCCGTTTTCATCTACTAGATACGCCTCAGAGAACTGTATAGCTTGGGTGGTCGTACCAGCTTGCACTAGCACAATGTTTACCCCAGTAACATCGTAAAGTGTGTTATCAAACCACGAGAAATCAAAGTTAGTTATCTTTAGCACCTTACTGTACGCACCAACCCCAAGAGTCCCAGTAGGACGAACATCTGTGCTGAAATCACCATCTATGCAGTGGGAGAGGGGGGTTTGCCAAGAGGTTCCAGTACCACTCTCTGCTACCGTCCCCCCTATAACTAAGTTGACTTGGTTCGGGTAAGAAGTCATTAAGTAAGGTCTCCTATTTTAACTCGCACTGTGTTAGAACTGTCGTAAACCTCAATGAGGTCGTCTTTAATCTCAACCCTTTCCCCAGAGGTAGCTGTGCGTAGCGTACCCACTAATGCTACAATGTCTGATAACTGTGTAACGTCTATAGCATCAGCGACAATTACATCATCGTCAACCTGAGAGGGGTCAGTGATCCTAGAGATACCAGCAGTCCCTATCCAATCAGATACGTCATCAGCACTAAGGGTTGTGTTATTACTGGTGATATCACTCTCTTCTGCCGACCAATCAAAAGCTGCGGAAGAGGTTTCTTTAAGGGTTAGGTCTACAGTGATCTCCAGCTTATCTGATGTAGATAGATTCCAAGATACTACCTCAAAGGCTTTAGCACTACCACCACCCCAGCCGTACCTGTCCAAGTCCAAGTAGACGTTATCACCTACTTCTACATCAAGAGCACTTAACCCGAAGGTAGCCTGTACTGTTATCTGTTCTCTGGCCCTAAAGAGTACCTGCTTAGAGATACGCTGACACATAGAAGAACTAGTAGTGAAAGGCAGAGCTAGGTCAGCAATGTTCTCTACACTATTGTCTTCCGTCACAAACCCTGTAGCAGTGGTCTCTGGGTAGTCTGTGGGCAACCAGTCGTTAGCAGCCTCTACAAATGTACCCCTAACCTTGTTGAAGTTGTCCTTACGACTAACCCTCGGGCTGACGTTGATCTCACTTCTTACATCTGACAAGGTGAATGTCCCTACTGGTGTTGTGTAGTTACCAGCCTTAAACTTCCAGCTACCTTGCCCCCACCACAACTGACCATTACTAGCAGTCATAAGGTCTGACAAGATATCTATTGGTTGTCTATCTGTAGTGAACACACCATTACAAGCGTAACGTACCTCTGCATCGTAAGCATCACCAGTACCAGAGCCAACCCCAGTGGCTGTAAAGGATACACCGACAGTGTTAGCACTAGCCCCAATCAGGGTGAAGTCTGTAGTACCTACTGTCTTAATCTCGTACAAGCTATCTACAACGAATGCACCAGCAGACACTGTAGTGGAAAGTGCCACAGCTTCGTCACACACATCAGCAGCAGTGTCCATGTAGGTCGTATCAACATCAGCAATAACTGAGTCTACACCATACTCAGAGGTCAGGTAGTCGAGTGTACACAAGGCTGCATTGTCTGTCCAGTAGGATGTCGTAGTTCTTGTGTCGTAGACCTTCTTACCTTTGACGACAGCATTGAATACTGGGATACCATCCTTGAATACATCTGAGTCATACTCCATACGTACATACAAGTAGGCAACCTCTTGCCCACGAAAGTTAGATGAAGTAAAGGTCGATAACTCACTGTCTGCTGTTTGACTAGCTGAACCAGTATACTTCCTCACCCTTATCTTAGAGTCCCAAGAACCTGAGGTAACAAAGCCTGACCCATCCAGCGTAGCTACAGAGTCATTAATGTAGATGTCACCAACCTCTTCTACCTCATGCCCAGCAAGAGTTATGACCATGTGCAAGTATTTGTTTGTCGTACCAGAGGTTCTAAGGTATGTTATAACACCCCCTACCCTAGCTTGACCATAGATGATCCTGTGAGCCGCTGTAGCCTCACGTATATTAGTTTGAATACCTCTGCTGCGACCATCAGCCCCACTCTTAGGCTGTAAAGCTCTTAGAACAACATTAGTGACAACTGTAACAGCAACAAAGGCAATGGCAGTAGCAGCAAACGTACCAGCTAGTACAGGGATAGCAACACCAATCCAAGCAGCTACAACAGGAACACGAGGAATACTATCCCACCTCTGCTTCCATCTATCTAAGCCTAGCAGTTCATTAAACGTCTTCATGCTTTGATTCTCCAAGCGTAGTCTACATCATCTATAGACTTAAAGATTAACTTATCATCCCCAACAAAGACAGCCTTGGTTCCTACGCAGATACCCATAGCTGCCTTGATGTGCCACACAGTAGCTGTAGAAGTTTTGATTGCTACAAGGTCTCCTAAACGTAGGTTTCCTCTCACGGGCTTCAGGAGGGTGCCTAGAGCCTCATCAAGGCTTTTGTAGGGAAACATACTCCGAAGGTGCCTGAGCCCCTCAGGACGCCCCTCAGGGGTCGCATATAGCCCTTCCCAGTGGTCAGCGTAACCTTTGCCGTACATTTCATGGAAAGCACCATTGGTGAAGGTATAACAGTCGTGTTCTCCCCACTTAAAGGGGAGGTTTCTTTTGGCTTCAATGTAGTTAAACAGTCGGGTGTTAACTGGTGTCATTCACTTCTTCCCCAGAGTATTTGTTTATCCTGTAGGTCAGCAACATAACTAAAGAAGGTATCAGCGGAATATCGGTTCTTCTGACTCTCTTGTGTGTACCTAAGTACTCTTGGTCGTTCTAGGTCAATCAGCTTACTCTCAACAGTGAGTGTTATAGTAGCACCATTTGCTGTATCGGTAATTGGCATGTTGTCCATCAAACCTGTGAACAACTCTACAGTCTCTGTCTCACCCTCACACCCAAGGTAGATTTTACATATCCTGTTCTGGATAGGTTCAGCTAAAGCTATGGCGACCAAAGAAGCTGGGACGCCACTAAAGGTGAGAGTAGCACCAGCAGCAGTCATGTCACCCTCTTCACCTAAGCCACCAACTCCCATAAGGTCACCAGCACCAAGGTAGGTGTTACCATTCAAGGATAAGTCACCCACACCAGTCCAGAGGTAGATAGGAGAGCTAGTAGTAAACTCTAGGTCAACCGCATAGAAGGGTTTAACCGTGGGTTGAGCTAGGGCTGTGAGTAAGTCGGCATGGATAGTACGGGACATTACAGTACCTCCATAGCATCGAACTTAATACCATAAGCACCTGTGTTGTTAATCTGGTACTGGTTAACTGGGCTAGACAGTCTGAATACACCTTTAGGTGACGACAGAACCATAGCAGTGGTGGTATGAGCTACCCTAAGCGCAGGGAATATCTCAAGTGTGCCATTACCGTCTTGGTCCTCTAACACCTTGTGTAGTGTTGCGCTACTACCAGAACCAAGTTGGAACCAGTCTCCCTCTAAGAGGGTGCCAGTCATAGCCACAGTAACTGAGTTGTCAGCAATAGAGCCTGTAATAGTACCTGAGGTAGCTGTGCCACGTACCTCTTCTCCGTTAGGGTCACCAAGCAGGAATGTACCATCGCTAAGGGATGCCTTCATAAGGAACGACACCCAAGGTTCAGCTAAGTCCCTGTGTACAGGTGGGATAGATACAGAGGCTTCCCACATCTGTTTGTCGTATACTAGAACTTGTTGCTCACCAGTGAAGGGAGATTGTGATACCACCCTAGCTGTATGAGCACTGATGGAAATTGATTCCATACCAATAGAGGTAGGAGTGGAAATTGGGTATGTGATTGCCATGTGTTATCCAAACGTCTTTCTAAATGCACCACCTCTGCGGCGGCTGTCTATAACAGAGGACTTAACGGATTTAGTAATATCAGGCATAGAGGTAGCAATGATCTTCTTAACACTATCATCACCATTAGCTACGAAGTTGAAGTTGTTGTTGATAACTACCCCACCTTGGTCGCCTTCCATCTGGACACCTAGCTTACCGTTAGCTCCACGCTTAAGGGGCATGATAGCCTCAGGACCAGCTTCACCCATGAGACCAGTACCACTAGCCATAGGGAACATAGTAGGCCCACTAACTACCCCACCATCAGCAAAGGCTTGTAGGTGACGACCACCAGAGAAAGCATTACCATTAGCTGATCCAAATAACCCACCAAGTAGCCCAGATATCCAAGTACCTGTAGCTGATGCCATAGGCTTCATGGCTTGCTGTCGCCATATCTCTAGTACCATCTCGTGCATCATACTACGGAAGGCCTCAGAGACACTCTTAGAGCCTGTTACAAGGTCTTCCATAGCTGATGAGAAGTTGTCCTCAAAAGACTGTAGGAGACTAGCACGGGCTTCCTCTGCCTCAGTAGCCTTACGTAGGGCTTCTTCCTCTGCTACCAGAGCATTGATACGCTGCATGTTAACTTCTATGCCAGCCTCTTCGTACTTGGTACGTAGCTCCATTACCCTAGAAGCCTCTTCCGATAGCCCAACTTGCTTACGACGAAGTTTAACCTCTTTCTCAGCAGCCTTAAGGTACTTATCTAGGGTCTCAGCAGGGGAAGTTCCGCCACCTTTACCTTTAGGCTTGTTGACACCCATCCTCTCTAGGTCATCAGCAGACCACCCCATAGAAAGAAGTTCACCGTAAGACTGAGAGGGTTTCATCTTACCTTTTGCTGCGGAGACAGACTGAGACATAACATCAGATTCACCAGAGAACCTTATGGAGTACATGAGGGTACGGTTTCTAAACAACCTGTCCAGTGACCGCTCTGTTTCAGCCATATCTTCGTCACGCATCCTCTTCTGTGCGTCACGGAAGATTCCTATAGCCTCGTTAACCCAGACCTTCCTAGCGGCAATGACCTCTTGACCAGTTTCCCACTCAGCCAGTGCTCTAGCCCTTTGATCCTCTGCTAACCCTTCTAAAAGTATCTTTTCGGCTTTTTCTCTAGCCTCCTGTCGTACCTTAGCTTGTACAGCAGCAAGACGCTCTTCGGCTTTTTTGACCGCTGCAAGGGCTTTATCTACCTTTTTAGCAGTACCGAAACCAAAAATAAAGGAGCCACCAGTAAGCTGTGAAGCTTTGTTTGCTTTAATAATGTCACTTAAGGTTTTCTTAGCCTTCTCTAACTCTTTTGTGGCCTCTTCTACACCCTTGGTTCCAATAAGCTCCTCTACTGTCATACCTTTGGACACAGCTTCTTTAGTCTCTGCCCAATCTCGTAGTGTTTTATCCAGACTTTCCAGTTGGCCTTTGAGCTTCTTAGCAGCAGCAGCAGTCCCATCCATAGCCTCTTTGGATTGCTGTAAGGTTCTCAGTAGCATGGTGCCAACAGCAAGAGAGATACCAATTACAGCACCAGTAAGACCGGGGAGAAGCCCAGCTAACTGAGTACCCTGTTGACCAAAAGCTACTAGGGCAGAAGTACCAGACTGAACCTGAACAAAGAAGTCACCCACTTGGTAACCCACTTGCTGGGCATACATACCAAAGCGGTTGGTGCTCTTGCCAGCCATAGAAGTAGCTCTAGCATGTGCCAGTTGAGCATCTGTTGCATTACGGAGAGAGTAAGCGTAAGTTCTTACCTCAGAACTAGCCCTGCGGTAGTTACCACCTAAAGCGGATAGACCCTTAGTCTGCCTAGCCAACTCAGAGTTATAACGAGCAGCAGTGATCTTACCAGAGCGGAAGGCACCCTCAATAGTGGTGAGGTTCCTCTGTAACTTTAGTTGTTCCTTTTGTGCTCGTATTAAATCCCTATCATCAACACTGATAACAAACTTGAGATCATCCTGCATTATAAACCCCCATATAAGCCTTGTCCAACCTAATAATAGCCTCTATCTGCCAAGGCTCTACTGGTGTCTCAGTGACTTCTTTCCATGCTTTGATTTGTTCGTATGAGATAGGGCTTGGGCCACTAAAGCCAGCAGACCTGCTACCACTTAACGTAATAAAGGCAGACCAGACGTTTGATAACAACACTGGGAAACTTGTCGGGGGTTCCAATGCTTTCATCCTACGTCCTGTCTGCCTCGCTACTTGTTCTAGGTGTTCTCTCTCTGTGGACCCATTCTGATCAGGCTTATTTAACTTAAACTGGTGTTCAGCCCAAGTAATAAGTTCACTAATCAGACCTTCATAAAATCCAGTGAGTCTTCAACTGCCCCCTCAATTTGAGCCTTAATCCAGAAGACTTCCTCGTAGATAGCTTTAGCTTTATCTAGTGTAAGTTTAGGCATCTTACCATCGAAGGTAATAGACCACGACTTGGTAGTTTTAGCTAGTATCTCAAGTGTTGCTTCTTCAATCTCTTCTGCGGTAACTTCTTTCCTATTACCACCACCACTTTGCATCTCTTTAAGACGCTTGTTAGTCTGTTCGTGTATAACCTTCTTGTACTCCTTAGTGTGTGGAGCAAAGATGGTGATTGTCATTTCAGACTTATCTTCATTAAGAAGAGGTTCCCCACTAGAGGGGTGCTTAATTGTAACGACAATATCATCACTTTTAGGTGTCAGGTCTTTCAGGTCCATGTCGGATATCCTTTGAGTTGTCAGGTTAAGTGTGTCGAGTTTTGGTTAGTTGGGGGAACACCAGACCCGACACCAGCATCCCCCCTATACCCCGTAGGGTAATTAGTTACGCTGGGCGTGTGATCTTAAGGTTAGTACCTTCTGTGGCATCGTAGAGAGCGACAAAGGACATATTAACCATACGACTAGTTGGTCCGTCTACACCCACATCAGCAGAGTTGATCTTGATCTTAGGGAACAAGAAGGTATAAGCATTAGCACCAGTAGGGTCGTCAACAGATACTTCCAACTCAGTCTCAGTCTCATTCAAGAAACGGTTGATCAGAGCTTCATCTTCAAAGTAAGCTGTAAGAGTACCCTCAACGTCAGCACGACCATACTCAAGGGAGGGTGCGCTATCATCACCAATAACAAAGGTGGGTGCGTAGGAGTTAGTCAGTGTGAAGTCCAAGCCTGTCACAATAGCCACAGCACTTGATGAAGCCACATTACCAATAGCTAGGTCACCTGAGTAAGCATCGAATGGTGCAGCCCCTGAGGCAGCGTCCTGTGTCTTCTCAGTAGCACTGATAGCCATGTCCTTACCTACCATCCCGAAGGTAGTAGATACCATCTGGTTAGGGGCCAAAGAAACCCCCATAGTGGAAACAGACATACCTGTGAACACACGGGCTTGGTCGATATCAGCAGCGTAGTCTTCAATAGAGAAGAACTTAGGTGTAGTACCAACTTTGAGGACTGTAGTAGCCCATGTGCCAAGCATAGCTGATTCTAGCAGTGCATCATAGTCAGCATCACGAAGGTCAACTGCAATGTCCCCACCAACTTGGCGGTTACCATGACGATCAACACGAGGCATACGGTCAGCATGAATGTCGTTACCAGTCACACGGTCTTTAGTTAAGTTCAGCGAGTGTGTGCTGAACGGTAGGTTAGTGAAGTTACCAGCAGGGGTAGTGCCGAAAGTGCTTTCGACAATATATGATAAGCTGGAACGAGAGCCTTGAGCAAAAGCCATTTTATTTCTCCGTTATTAAGAATAGATATACCAGCCAATGTTAACTGGAACCATTAGAAAGGGTCCATCCACCCTGCTTTGTTCTCTTTCAGCGTATCGGATGGATACGATAGTGCCACTATAGCTAACATCAGTAGTAGCTTCAAAAGCGTCTATAACCTTGTCAGCTAAGGCATCAGCAGCAGCAGGGCCACCACCCTCAGGCACAAAGCAGTCTACAGTGAACATACCTTCATAGTACATCTGAGGGTTAAGACCCCTTACAGCAGGTTCTCTGCGTAGTGGGATTAATCTTGGTACGATATAAGACTCACCAGTGGTAGGCCTAAAGTTGACGTTCTCCCAAGCAATAGAGGGGATACTGGCTACCCCACTAAGGGTAGTCTCTAATGCGGCTCTAATGTTGTCGTATATACTTGCCGAACCAGCCATTACCTGAACCTCCCCTTAGTTTGTCTAAAGACACCGTGTCTCATCTCTACCATATTAGCGTGTGGTGCTCTGTTACGGAGTGTAAACCCCTTAGTCTCAAGTGGGTCTATCTGTCTAACCTCTCCCCTGAGCCTCGCAGCTTGTCTCTCTTTGACAGCCGCTGCATTAACACCTTTAGGTTTACCATGTGAGGTACGAGACCTACCACCACCTTGACCCCTAGCCTTAACAGAGAAGGACTCAGCATAAGCCCCAGTATCAACAGGTGAGATATTAACTGCGTAGGTAACTAATGCTTCACTCTTACGTGTTATTGCAGCACTCACCTTGCCCTCTAAGGAAGCCATCTTCTTGTAGAAGGAGGGGTTTATTGTTACTTGCTTACTGCCAGTAAAAGCCATCTTAACCTACCACATTGCAGATATAGCAAACAACATTACCGTCAGAGTACAACTCCGATATACCAGTTATATGAACAGTAGCATTACCACCAATTATGATATCGTCGTAATCAGGTATTGCTGATAGCCCCAGTGGGGATATGGCTAACTTACGGGTGTCCTTCTCTACTTCATCAGAGAGCCTGCCGTTGTTATTAAACAAGTAGCCTAAGAAGGCATAGTCAGTAGTGGCTGAACCAGTGACCTCCCCCAACGCAGTGTCGTAAGAACCACTAGTAGTTACTTTCCTAAGTGTGAAGGTCTCACCAAAGTCTTGTATCAACCTAAGTATATCATAGGGCCGAAAGGACATATCTTACCTCACTTATACTCAGGGGTTGTATAACTTGGTGGGTTCCTGAATCTATCCCTTCGGAAAGCCCCCTCAACCCTATCAGTATTTGAGCGAACACTTGTTACATCTGACTTAGTTAGACCACCAGCAGCAAGACCAAGAGAAGACCCAGAGGTTACTTTACCTTGGTACTCTAGCCCTTGTGACAGGGTTACATACTGCTTAGATAGACTAGAGTATTCAGCCCTGAGGCTACCATCCATCTCAGAGTTAACTAGTCGAGAGTATTTAGCTGCAATGGCACGACATATCCAACCAGCAGCAGTGTAGACATTATCAGAACTCTCAGAGAGAGCAAATACAACCTCTTCGTCTTGCTTTTGTTGGTCTAGGGTGTCGGTATCCCCAACCAGCAGCCTGACAGTGTTAAGACGACCAGAAGCCGTGGTAGTATCCAAGTCTGAGGCATCATAGGTCCAAGCCATTGGTCATCTCCTGTTTATTCGTCATTACTGCTATTGTCGAGAAGGTTTTCCCTAATCTTGTAGAAGTCCTCTTCAATCCAACGGTTGTTACGCAGGAAGGACCGAATCTGTCCACGTTGTTTGTGATCTAGCGTAGATTGCTTACACTTTTTACTAGTAAATTCTGTGGTAGAGTTAGTGCGTTCTTTAACCTTACTGTTAAGCAACTTAACTAGGGACATAAGACCCTCTGAGTTAAACTCTTCCAGTCGGTCACCAACCTTACTCTGTTTCTCAAGGTCTTTGTTGTGGTGGACCTTACCAGTAGCATATAGCATAGCCACTGTAGTTTCATCAATATGACGAGAAGGATTAAGCCAATTGAAGTGCTCACCTTGTTTGAGGGTGCGACCATTTGAGTCAAAAGGTACTTTAACAAACAGGGGCCAGTCAACCTGCCAACCTAGGTAATTTGGGTGTGTCATGTCGGGGTTCCTTGTTGTGTGGGTGTGGTGAGGGACCACTGTAGCCCCCCACCTTTAGTATTAAGCAATAGCTGTGTCGAAGAAGTAACCCAAGTCAGCACCAACGACCTTCATGTCGTAAGCCATCTTGACTTGGAGATGTTCAGCAACTTGCTGGCGTTTCAGAGCATCATCCGAATAGGATTCAACTGTGATACCCAAGTTGCTAACACCGGGAATGTTATTCCAAGCGAATGTCATACCAGCAGCAGGGGTCATAAGACCAGCCGACTTAGGGGTATGAACCAACAGAGCATGTTTGCCACCAATGAAGGCATTCGATTCAGCAACACCCTCAACAGAGGAGTTCTTAACCGCTTCCATGACGTAGAAGTTCTCTACCTCAAAGATTTCAGCCAACTTAGCATCAGTGATCAAAGCAGTGTTTGATATAGTAGCACCACCGTTAAGACGGGCCAAGATATCAGGGTGGTTGATCAGGATATCACGAACTTCTTTACCAACAACCATTGTGTTAGGTTTGAAGCCACCAGACGCCAGTTGCATAGTGCGACGAGCAGTAGTGATGTCAGTGATAGGAGTACCGTTTGTGTAATCCGACCAAAGGTTAGAAGGAGTGCTTTCACTTGTCCACTGACTTGCAGCAAAGAAGGTAGAAGCAAACTGCTCTTCACGATGGATCAGAAGACGATTAACCAGTGTCTCAGCACCAGCAGAACGTGTCTCAAGCACTGTGTCTTCGTTAGCGATAGTCTGCTCATCGAAGTCCATACCCAAGCCATACACATCAGTGTAGTAGCTGGAGTTAGAGATGGTCATACCGATACGGTTAACCTCAGTGCGTGGAGCCAGTTTCTTAACATCTCCAGTACGGTTCATTTCCGCACGATCATAGATGTAATACTTATCGGACTGCTTAGATACACCCACAACTGGGAATACTTTGTCAGCGATAAAGTTGCTCTGTTCCTGAACGTAAGCCAGTGTCAGGTTAGAGAGTGGTTGGTCGATATGTACCGACGAAGGGGTTAGCATAGGCATTTATTTATTCCTTTCTATGCTGATTAAGCAACGATGTTGCCACCAGTGATGAGTTCCATTTCGATGATTTGACCATCTACACCAGCTTCTTTGGCGATACCGACAACAACATCACCAGATGCAGCAGTGATAGCTTCACCAGCAGCGTTAGTCTGGAGTTGAGCACCAGCAGCAACAGTGGCACCAGCTTCAACCATGCACGAACCAGTGCGAACAACGGTTACAGCACGAGTAGCAGTAGCACCAACAAGGCAAACGCCATAGACAGCTTCACCAGCAGAGTCTGCCAGATCAACGTAGCCATCAGACTCAAGGGTTACGAATTTGAATTGTGCTGACGAAAGGTCTTCACCAGCGATTTCTGTGCGGGTGTCCCGCGATTGCATTACAGCCATAGTCTTAGTCCTCTTTATAGGATTTGTTAACGAGTGCTTTACCTTCTTCGGTCTTAGCTACAGCAGCATAAGCCTTGGCATAATCACCCTTCTTGAGTTTGTTTTCATCCATATAGGATTTAACAAGGGATTCTAGTTTGTCGGAAGCAGTGGCGAACTCACCATCAGCATCAGACTTACCAAACTCTTCCATTGCAGAGTCGAAAGCCTTGTCAGCAGCAGCAAGAGCCGCCATGATTGCTTCGTCTTCTGCAAATGCTTTTACTAGTTTCTTAGCAACCTCAACATCGAAATGTGGAAGGGCTTCACTAGCACTCTTGGTCAGTGCAACATCAGCTTTCTCAAGAGTTGCCTCTTCAAGAGCTTTAAGGACTGGGGCTGGAATGTCGCTCTTAACGATCATCTCACCAGCTACCTCAACCATCTCTACGTCAGCTTTCTTCTCGACAGCTTCGGCAGTGATAGTGTAACCATTGTCAATAAGAGACTTACGGAGAAACTCGTTCTCAGCTTTTAACTTATCAACAGCAGCTTCTGCTTCTACAAGAGCGTCAGACTTAACTGCCTCTTCTTCTACAGCAACTACTTCTTCTTCTTTAGACACATCAGCGTCTTCAATCTTAGTTTCTTGTTCCATAGTTTCCTCTATAGAGTTATCACGCTTGAAAAGAGACACCATTGCTTGTGCATTGGCAGGACGATCCACTAGGGAAAGCTCTTCCAGCATGAGGTTAGTAAGAAGGTTAGGCATGTTAGATGTCCTCCTTTGTTGCACGACCACCGATAGAAAAAGCAGCCAATTCCCCAGATTTAACCAAATCCCAGACTTCTTCGTCGTAAACCTTATAGGCTACAACCCATCCTTCGCGGTCACTCTGGATTCCTAGAGCTTCACCAATCTCTTTGGTGATAGGGAGAGAGTGGACAACTGTGCCAACCTGATCCCCTGTGTGCATCGCCTTACCTACACGCACATGCTCCATAAATTCGTTTACAGCTTTGACAAGAGTTTCAGTCTTAATGATGTCACCCTGACGATCAATAACTGGTTCACCTTTCTCAGTCACAACAGAAGCCCAACCGTATACCATACGCTGTTCTTCGTCGGTCTTAAGGATTTTACCCTCAATACTCTTTTCCATAACTGTCATCTTTCCTATTACTTCTGCTACAATGGCCCTGAGAGCCTCTATACGGTCCACTGGGGGGCTTACAAGCTCCTCAGGTGGTATACCCCCCTCATCCATATAGAAGGCAACGTAGGCCTCCTCCGAGGGCGCTGGCATGAATACAGCTTGTCCATTGTACTCAGATACATGAATTTCCCCACCTAGTCCCATGTCTACAGAACGAGACTTAGCCTCTGGGGCTGTAGTGAAGATGTCATTAGCGTACTGAGCTTTTAGTACTAGGTTTCTCATCGTAATTCATCCCTGCCTAATAGGTTACTTGCGAACTCTTCCGAAGCCTGTTACATTGAAGAGAGACAAGCCCGAGAGGTCGTCGTTAATAGTGAAGGTGATCTTGTCTCTTGTTCTGTCCTCTAGTATAATAGGTTTACCCTCAAAGTGTGTCTCTAGGATCAGCATAGAGTTTGTCCCATCACTCATGGCCTCTACAACACGGGTGCCTAATCTTAAGTGATCACCAATGCCCGTTACAGAGTTAGAGAAAGCGACATCACCATCTTTTATATATTGAAGCTGGAACCCTGAGGTTAATCCCGAAACTCCCAGTATACTGTCGTAGGACAGGTTAGGCACAGAGCTATCTGCAAGCCTCATATCGTAAGCGTCTGCGTAGAGGAACTGTAGGCGGTCAAGGTAAAATGTATCATTCTCACCAGCCTCAATCGTGAACACGGCAGGCGTCCCGGTTTTCTCAAACTGTATATCGTCAAGATAGAATTTAGGTTGTTTGCCCGTCTTGGCTTCCAGTGTCATGCGTAATGCGTCGAGGGTTTCCGCACCCGTCAAGCCCATATCTGCAAGTGGAATGGTTACCGTGTGCCACACATCAAAAACGGTCTCGTTGAAATAGTTCTCAATGTAGACCTTATCTCCGACCTGCGCCGCTAGGCCCGTGTCATACCCGTAAAGGGAAACACTATCGTTGCCATTCCAATCTTTATCCACATTCACCGCGAAAGTAATAGCCGTGTATCCAGAGACAGTCAGATCAGAACCCTTGGAAAATTGCCACGTATTGTTCAAGGCTGGCTTGTCAACCTTAACACTCTTAGTGCCTGTGTTGGCCCTATCGCCGCTGTTAAACGTAACCTTGTTGCCTGATATGTTTGAGCCTGTCCAAGAAGAGGTATCAGTTCCGTTATGTACTCCCTCTGGTGTACCACCAAAAGTAACACTCTGGTTCATAGCTGTGCCATAATCATCGTTCAGGGCGGGTACAGCTTTGGTATCGTAGGAGTACAGGTTATCAGTTAGAGTAACTAACCCATGATACCCATTTGTCGATTCTACATCAACAGGATTACCTTCCGCACCTTTTATGACAGAGCTTACACCCACTTAGCTTGACTCTTCCATGAGGAAGGAGACCCTAGCGTATGCCTGCCCCGCTGTGTGTGTACCTACATAACGGATTTCCAGTGTGTCATTCAAGCCAAGGATGAGAGTACCCTCTTTGTTATACTTCTCACGGTCACCAGCAGCATTAGGATACCACCTATCACCAGTAGCTAAAAATGTACCTGCCATTGTGGGGTTTGTGCCTGCGCCCTCAGTAGCTGTGACTGATGCGACTATACTAGACTTAGACCTGTTCATATTGAAAGGGGTAACAGCAGTGCCATCGGAAGATAGGGTCCGACCTGTACCAAGCTCAAAGCAGTCAGTAAGAGAGTCATAAGCCCCGTTAGCTGATCCAACCAACTGTAGTCTTACGTAGGTAACGACCATATCCCGTAGTGGGTCGTTATTCTTGATGTGCAACACAGTGTTTGTACCACTAGACAGCGTAGCTGAGTGACCTGAGGCTTGGAAGGCCGCACCGTTAACGTGAGACTGGTGGTGTTGGTGACTTAGAGATTCTGCCCGAACTAAGAGTTGGTGACTCTCGTTTACTGAGGCCCACTGCCCATTAGGGTCTTTAATGATTGCATCCACGTTATGTTCCTATCTCTTCTAAAAGTTCACTTATGTAGACTAACTGCTCAAGTATTTCTCCAAGCAGGGCAGTCTGCTGATCTAACTGGGGGGATGAAATTGCTACACTGTCTTCATCTATTACACTGTCTAAGTCTTCCCAAACCTTACGGTCCCAACTACCCAGTCTTGGCATCACATCAACCCCATAGTTTCCACCACTTTAGTGTTTATTAAAAGTTTCATTATAAAAACCTGTGGCTGGGACTACTGAAAGTACGGGTATCAAGTAGGGTTACACCAGAATGTTTCTGGCCCACCTCAGATGCGTTGGGGCTGTCGTCAGCAACGCCGTTATTCATCCATGCGATAGCCCATGTTTTCCATAGCCCACGTTCAGTAGCAGCGGGGGATAGCCTTACGTCTACGTGGTAGCGGTCATCGACAACGGCTGGTGTTACGACCTCACCCTCATCATCATAGGTGGCAGGTGTTAGGGTGACAGGACCAATGCGAGAGATGTTGATGCCTTTGGCTGGCCGGAGAACGGTGCCACCATCGTCTAGCTCCACCTCTTCCAGCATACCCACCGATAGGGCTACTGCATCGAATGTCGCTTGGTCATCAGCACGAACTGAGTAGTCCAGCATTCCACCTGATAGGCAAGCGAATACTTCTACATCATTGCCGTCTGGGTCTTGGATAATCATTCGTCCACCTCGTACTGGTCAGGGAATTGGGCTTGGTGTGCTGCAAGCATTTCCTCTTCTGTGTCGAATGACTGAACGGGAGTGTCATCCCTGTAGCTCACAACTGTGTCATCAGTCAGGGCAATGGCTGCGGAGCCAACAATAAAGTAGCCACTTGTCTGAGTTATCACGCTGCACCTCCGTCAGTGATTGATGCCCAGCCAGCCGTAAGCAGATCAGCCCTAGCCGTAGTAGGCGCACCCGCAGAATATTTGGACAGTCCGAAGTCTGGTGTCAGGGCTATTTGCAGGGCTGGTGTAACTGCCACCTGTGCCTCCCAATTAACCAAGAGGCTGTCATAGTCCAAGGCTCCGTTTGGAACACTGGTCATAAAGCTGTTTAGGTCGCCTGTGCTATTCAACCCTGTGATGTCGAAATCTTCTGGGCCGACAAGAGAGGTTAGGCTAGAGCAGGTGTAGAACATGTATGTCATATTCGAAACCAGAGCAGTATCAAAACTGGACACATCAAGAGAGGTTAGGCTCGTGCAGTTGAAGAACATGGCATACATACTCGTAACCAGCCCAGTATCAAAACTGGACAGATTAAGAGAGGTTAGGCTTGAGCAGCCGTAGAACATGAGCAACATACTCGTAACCAGCCCAGTATCAAAACTGGACAGATTAAGAGAGGTTAAGCCAGCGCAGTCTCGGATCATATTGCTCATATTCGTAACGGCAGAAGTGTCTGTGGTTCCTACTGTAAACTCAGTCATATTCGAGCAACCATAGAATGCTTCATCAAGACGGGTCCAGCCGACATCGCCAAGGTTCAGCACCTTCGTGACTTTCAGTTTATCCCCGCCATTGTTGAAATAGATATTAGGGAACGTGCCTCTGATCCTGACGACATAATCCCCTGCGGTGGCATAGGTGTGCGCAAGGCCAGCATCATTGTAGGCAGAGATTGAAGATACACTACCATCACCCCACTCAATACCAGCGTCAAAGGTTCCTACGTTCCGACAAGGAATAGTGAATGTCTCGTCAGCCCCAGTGGTCGTGATGAGCATGGCAAATTCGTCAGTGAAGGTAAGTGCAGAAGCCTCTTCTATGCCTGTGTCGCCTATGTCTACGGCCCATGCACGGAATAGATTGATATTCAGTGCTAACTCACTACCACCAGCGGCGAACTTACCAAAGATCAAATAAGGGGTTGTAGCAGAATACGAGAATGAACCAGTGCTTTCTGTACCTACTACCCCACTAAAAGCTAACTGCCCTGCGGAGGTTGTCACTCTCCACGCTAGATTTTGCTCACTTATTCCATCTGCAATTGCCCCATCTACACCAAGAGTCTGGTTTGACCCGGCAGTACGTATAAAGCCTGACGTGTTTGAAGTGCCAGTCCTAAGAACTCCGCCACGGTTGTTATTATCTTGATAAAAAGAAAAGAACCTCTGACTGCCGCTAAAAACCCCCGTTGCCTTCATAGCGTAGGACATTGCCGATGTGTTCCATGTAGAAAGGTCAGCCGCTAGGATTTTCATAGTCTGTGCTGAGCGGGTGACGGTACTGCCTGCGGTTGGGATGTGAGAACTGATTGAGGATGCGGCAACGATGTCCACGAAACCTGCGTGGAAGTACTCGCCGCCTGTCCCTGCGTAAGATTCCCTGCCGCGAGTGTCATAAGATGGGGTGGCAGAAGAATATGACCCTAAGATTAACGGTGTGGTGGTATCAGTAACCGTTGTGCTGCCTGAAATCCAAATCCTGTAAAGCCCATTACCAAGGTCTACAATCCCACTGCTGGTTAATGTACCGCTAGTTGTTCCAACATCCGTGTCGACCTGCGTACCTGCTGCAAGATCGAACACTGCTGCAAAAAAGTTCTCACCGCTGGGGGAAAGTGTCATACCAACATATTGTTGGTCCCCATAAGAAACCACGGCAGAACAGACATAATTTGTTCCAGATACACCGCTTATATTGTAGAGTAGGCCATGTGTTTCATTGGTAGTATCCGTGACCTCAACCTTGGTCAACGAGGTGTTGCCGTCTGGTCCCGTACCGTTAGCCGCCGTCAATGTGAAGCTACCCGCCTGACTCATTGACCAAGTGGTAGTAAAGTCATTACTCTCAGTGCAAAGATTAGTAGCCTGCGCACTTTCCACCTGTGCGTATGGGCCAGCCCAAGTAGAGCCGTTGTAGACGTAGTTAGCCCTACGCATATATGACGCTGCACTGGTTGTAGGGACGTAGCTTTCCAGCCCTGTTGTTTCGTTGTGGGGGTTGTCCTGCATGCCGCCTAGCGAATTGTTAAACAAGCAAATCGCATTAACGTGTAACTCTGCTGTACCGTCACATGTGACCCCAGCGATAGAGTTATCAGCGGCACTTATTTCGACATAATACCTACCCAATACGTCAGCACCAGCAGAATTATGTGGGATGTATATCAACCACCAACCATCTGTTGCGGCTGAAATCGTAGGGGTTCCACTCATTGTGTTTGTTCCAATGACCCCGCTGTCAAGGTTAAAGTAACACCCCCCTCCAGTCGTCATTGATCCATACGAAATAAACATCCATGTGTGAGAACCCTTCTTAACAAGAAGTTGTGAGCCAGATTCCCCATCAGGGAAGGTTTGGACGCGATAGGCCGCTACTCGATTTGTCCCACCAAGACCATCATCGACAACTCTAAATCCTGTACCAGTAAGTCCGTAAATTGCACTTTCTGTCGAGGCTGCGGATAGACCGCTACCAAAACCTACATAATCTGTATCTGTTTCAGAGTTTAGGAATAAATTATGCGCAGCCCACTTCAACGCACCATCGCTATCCGTGACAGTGGACAAGCCTGTTGTGTCGTAGTCAATCAGGTCAGCCTCAGCTACCTCAACGCTGTTTTTCTCGTAGTAGCCCGCACCATAGGCCCCAGCCGTTGAGCCGAAATCTGCTATGATCGGGGGTTCAAATCCGTTGGCCGCGTAAATGGATGCAACAGCACCACCAACTCCAAATACCTGAGTAAGGTAGGTTGTGGTCCTTAGGGCTATAGATAGAGAGGTCGTCATAGTAAGTTACACCTTAGATGTAAATTGAATAAACACCAGTAGCAGTGAAGCCTGTTTGTATAAAGGCCTCTACTTGTGCTGTAACAAACTGGTTATCAGCAAAAGCAACAGTGAGAGTAGTTCCCTTGGATTGGAAAGCTACATCACCAGCTACAGATACATAGAAACCAATACACGTCCCAGTGGGGGTTTGGTTCCCACCAGAAACATCTACTGCTTCCCAGTGTGGGGCTACTCCATGCTCAGTCTGTGCGTAATTTGACATATTTCTTCACCTAAACTTTTGTGGGTTTAGTATTGTTGTTACTACTATCACCCGGTTTTCTATTTCCAACGCTATCTCCAGCGTCACTGTCAGATTCTTCCTCAGGTATCTCTACAACCAAGTCTGGGTCGTACTCTAGCTCTGCTATGTCCATAAGGTCTTTGATAACCTCAGGGTGAGTTGACACATCAATACCTGCACCATTAAGGTTACGTAGGAATGTTGCAATCTCACGGAGATCATGGGGTGCTACATCACCAGCTACGATCTTAGGCATCTTGTCGTAGTTAAGTCCATTAAGTTCCCACAGACGCTCTACCAGTTGCTTGTTAAGTACGTCTACAACAGCTTGGATGTAGCTCTCAAGAGCACGTAGGAACAGGTCAGTCTTGGACTTAGAGAGGGCATAGGAGCCACCTGAGGAGCCTAATAACAAGAACTCAGATAGGACTGAACGAGCAATATCATGTTGGTAACGCTTGACGACAGGATCAATATCAATATTACGTTTACCGTTTGATGCCATAAGTTCAACGTCAACCAAACGTGTGGTTGTAGGAGCACCATCCTTGTCTGGGTAAGTATCTGACGGAAGAATGATGTAGCCTTGTTCATTAAACTTAACGTCACGAAGGATTTCCTTCAGACTAGAGACAAAACTAGCTTGTGCAGCAGAAGCATCCCCTGAAAGGTACTCTGAGGGAATACGACCAACGGGAATACCAGCTAATTCACGTTCAATAGCTATAGCTTCGATAGCTTGTATGTTGTTCAGGTACTCATAGCTAGTATAGGCATTACGAAGGATAGAACGACCAGAAGGGTCACCATTTAGGGTAGTTGTACGATAATACAGTGATTTAGTGGCTGGAATGTAGTTTTTACCATTAAAACCACCAATTCCTTGCTCAATACCAAGAATATCACCAGTTTTCTGGTCAACATCGAACCTATTGATGGTCCAAGGTGCTCTAGCAGCAATCTTACGGACACCAATACGCCCATCTGTGTGCTTAGAACGCTTCTTATCTGAGGCCTCTTTAGGGCCAACTCTACGTTTGTAGACTACTTCACCCCAGTAGAAACCATATGACAGATACGACAAAGCCTCAGAGATATGGTCATCTAGTGTGTGATCCATGTCATCCAAGACGCTTTTAACGAAGTCAGCTTCTTTTTGGGCCTCAGGGCTATCATCAGAGGGCTTAACCAGCATATCAACATCACGAAGGATTTGTTCTACTGAGTACATGACAGCACCAATGGTACTATCGTTCTCTCTCATCTCACGGTATTTACGAACTGCCTTGTTACCACGCAACTCAGGTAGAAACTCATCAGCCCGAATAGAGCCATTCTTTGTGTTAGCACCAGCTACGCCTAGTGTAGACTTAGCTTGTGACTCTGAGAGTTTCTTATTCGTTGACATGACCTGAGGGTTCCTGTGTTAGGATAGACCCTTGCTGCTACTATAAACAAGGGACAGTTGTGGTTTAGCGTAGCCGTTAAGTGAGAGGTCAGTTATTGCCCATACCAGAGCGTCTAATCTATCAGGTGAACCAATCGACCCTAGTGGTTCCCATGTTCTCATTTGAGTTTCAAGTTCGTTGAGGTTATTACCGTGTGGGGGGTTTACTACATGCTTAACAAGACCACGTTCATACAATGCTGATACTGGTTCTGCTCTAGCGTACTTTCCTCTTGAGGCTCTAACTGCCCTGTAAGGAACTGTTTCATCTTCACCATGAATGGTAGTCTTAACCATGTCACCGCCTTGGTTAACTTCAGCAACAATACGGTCAGCTTCGTATTCATGGTAGAGCTTAATGGCTTTAGCTGCCCAAGCTTGGGGCAGTAGTTTATCTGTGTAATCACCTAAGACGTATGCTATGCCATTGACATCAATGCCAGCGACCATAATACCTGTCATGTCACTCTCAGCATTAGCTGTAACAGCAGGGTCAAGGGCGACAACAATACGGGTAAGGTCAGGTACATCCTCTTGCTTAACTGATGCGCTCTCAAGCATCTCAGTGGTCCATAGAGCACCTTCAGCCTCTTCTAGCACTTCAGCGTAAAGCTCTTGTCTACCAAGGCGTGTACCTTCATACTGGTCTCTAACAGCCTTCAGGTATGTACCAGCCAAGTTAGCTGAGTTATCGAAGGTAGAACCAGTAGTAATAACTGTAGTAGGCTCTTTTAGTATCTGACGGATCAGCTTAGTAGGCTTAGGTGTAGTAGTGACCATGATGCGAGGGTGTTTCCCTAGACGCATACAGAACTGGAGCATAGACCAAGTGTCCATATCCTTGTTCCAAGCAGCAGTCTCATCGCACCAAGCTAATTCAAACTGTGGACCACGTAGACGTTCAGGTTCCTCTGCTGAGAAGAACTGTACTTGAGCACCATTCTCCCAAGTAAGTGACCTCTTAGTGGGCGACCATTCAGGGAAGCCTAGAGCTTTACCTTTAGTGGTTCTATCACCCTTCCAGCAGACAGAGAGAAAACCAGATTCTCCCTTTACCATAACTCGTTCAATATCTGAGTTAGTAGAAGCTACAGCAGCAATACGCTTAACACCATTCTTTACGTTCCAGCGTACCCATTCAACTCCAGCACGGGTCTTACCAAAACCACGACCAGCATTAATAAACCAAGTGTTCCAGTCAGCACCATCTGGTTGTAGTTGGTTATCTCTAGCCCAGAAGGTCCAGTCATGCTTTAGTTCTTCTAACTTTACTGGTCCTAGTGTGTCTAATACCTCTTTAGCCTTCTTGGGGGGTAAGTCCCTAAGTGTCTGTGCTGTTATCAGTCTCTTCTTCATCTGTGCTAATACCAAGTAGTGCAGCCAGTGTGTCTACAGCACTTTCGTCCATGTCAGGGTCTGTATCTTGTTCAACTTCAATGTTAGTCTGAGTAGGCGACCAACCACCTTTAGAGCGTAAGAACAACTCTTGTGACTTGAAGTCACCATCCATAGCTTGATCAATAACCTTCTTACCTACAGAGCCATTGATCTTAGCTCTCTCAGCAAAGATGTAGTCACCATAAATCTTGTACAACGACGACAGAGATTTAGGAGCACCCTGTAAGTGCTGCATACTAGCAATCATATCACGTATGCCAACTCCACCCTCAATACATGTGAGGATGTGTTTTTCTACGTTCTTGCTGTAAGGGAGTTTGGGGATACTAGCCATGATGTAGTGGGTCTCTTGTTATTATTACCGCGACCATAAAGTGTAGCTTAACCTAAAGTGGGTAGTCCGTATCAGCTCTAGAGATTAAACTCTACCAACCTACACTCAGCGGCAAGATCATCAACCCTGTAAATAAACTGTAATTGTTCATCTTGGTTGTGTGTAGGTAGGAAGAATCTCTATTTCCCTGAGTAATGGAATAGCGACCATTATAAAGGTATAAGCTCTGTCTCAGTTGTAGATGGGAAATTATAGCTACATACTTTAAGTTTTAACTCTAGATATTTGACTCACTCACTAGTAGTAGAGTTGATTTCTATAGCTATACTTTAAGTTTTAACTCTAGATATTTGACTCACTCACTAGTAGTAGAGTTCTTATCTTAAGCTATTCTACAGTTCTTTTATCTACTTCCTAGTGGTGTAGTTCAATTCTGTAAGTGAGAAACTTTAAGTATGTAAAAGCTCTTACTTATATATAAGGCACTTTTGAGGGATTTTGCAAGTAACTTTTTTCAACTATTTTACATGTCGTTGATAACTAATGATTCTTTTTTTCTTGTCGTTTCGGAACTAAAGAGGGTGATTACAACTGTGAGTTGTACAGTAAGTAATTTTTTGTCTTGTAGCATCTTCGATGCGCCGTCCTACGGACTATGATTTATAAGTGTAAGATGGCCAAAAGTAATTTTTTGTCTTGGATTTATATGGGTAAACCACCCCCACACCGAATCACCCGCCATGATTCCAAGGGTCCCACTAGCGGGAATGTCAAGGGGTATCCTGTAAGAATATTCCTTTGTGTGACCTTTGTGCATCACCCTATGTGTTGTGTCTTTTGGGTAACACCTAGTGAATTTATTGAGTGTTTCCAAAGTATTACTTGACGCAGGATTCGGGCAGGCCCTTACATTAAGCAATGATTCGTTATTCGTTATACTACATAACAATTAACCAACCCGCCAGAATACCTAAGCCTAGCAGGTTGATAGTGTTACCTTATATCATTAGGCCATTGCAGCAATCTTCTCTTTAGCCTTGCGCTTAGAACCACCATGCGCGACGATAGCAATTGATTTTGCAGCAACACCAGCACCTGAACACAGCTTGCACTTGTCGCAAGTAGTACGTTGACCAGCCTCTGCACTAGCAGGACATACCACCTCACTGCCCTTCACTACGTCCACTAGGTCGCTTATGACTCTGAAGGTACGCTCACCCCTATGCCATGCAGCTTGCGCTTGTGTGGCCGTGTCTGCGCTTGTCATAAGGTTATCAGGCATGGGATTGACCTTGCCATGCGTATATCCAGTATGCCCAGCACTGGCAGATAGTAGCGACTCCCATATGTAAGAAGGCGCATAAGCTGGATCGCCATAAGTCCCTAATCTAACCTTGAGTCCTAGTGCAAAGGCCCGTATAGCCTCATGCCCTTCTATCCGCTTGTATGCGCCTTTCTTATAGGCCTTCCACTTGCCTAGGGGTGCATGGCATAGCGTGACATAACATGTCCTATCCTTGGCGGTTCCTGTATCCCCCTTGTGAGGCGTTCCCATATGGGGGCAATCCCCACAAACCGCCTTATCTTGTCCAGTCCGACTCGCTGTTATGGGGTCGACATCAACTAACAGGATAAATGTTTGCACCATATCGCCCGTTTTGGCGTTTTTACTCGATACACCAGATCCGACTCCCCTCTGAGCTAGTACTACAATGGGATTCCCGTCGTAAGAACTCGGGCCTTCGTATAGGATTACAGTTTCATATTTCGCCATTAGATTGACTCCCTTTTCACGTATAGCATGGTCCGAATCCCGTTAGGGCTTGTTTCAATTA